TTTGAACGGGATCGGTGGTAGGGTTCGCGCCATTGCGACCCGGATTCCGCCTCATGGCAACACGGAAGAAGCCCCCGCGTAAGGCACCGAAGAAGCCATTTCGCGCAGCCAAGGCCGAACTCATGGCCGAGGCTGTTGCCGCTCGCATCGAGCCCCTCGACTACATGCTGATGGTGCTCAATGCACCGCCTCCCGTCCAAGGGCCGCGCGAGGACATTGAGCTATACCTTGCCCGTCTCGATCGATACGAGGACCGGCGCATGGATGCCGCCAAGGCAGCAGCCCCCTACGTTCACCCGCGACCGCAGGTTGCAGTCAAGCTCGAATCGGTCGAGGACGTGGTCGAGAAGCCGGTGAACATGCTCGAACTGGCGAAGCAGGTTGCGTTTCTTTTCACCCTCGCGCAGGTTCGGCCCGAGGTGGACATCACCCCGCACAAGCTCAACTGAGGACACAGCCATGCCGCTGACCAAAAAGGGTAAGAAGATCATGGGCGCCATGAAGAAGACTTATGGCGATACGAAGAAGGCCAAGTCGGTCTTCTACGCTTCGATCAACAAGGGCAAGATCAAGGGCGCCGAGCAGGCCGCGCCCTCCACACTCGTCAGCTAGGAGTAAGATATGCCACGCGCATCTGGACGACAGCACCCTACCGCACAAATACCCGTCGCTCCGAGCACCGTTCTCACCTTCCTGATGACTGGCGGGTCCAGCGCTCAGGCGAGCGACTGGCCTAATGACAGTGGCACAGCCGTGGCGAACGCGGCCACGGCCGGCATTCATCTCGTGCGCATCACGCCCGTGAGTACCGCAGGCGGCGCATTCTTCTGCACGGCGAACCTGTTCTCGACCGCGGCAACGGTGCCGACGAGCGGCATCACGGTATCGACGACTGCGCTGACGCCTGTGCCTTCTCCCGGGCGCGACTACCAAGTTGCAGGCGCATCCACCGGATTCAGTTTGGCGGCCTACACGAGCGGCGTCGTGGTGGTCGAATGTTGGAAGAAGTAGCTCCGCAGCAAACCAGCAAGCCGTCCTCGTGGCGGCACATAAAGGAGATCCACCATGTGGTACGACAAAATCACCACCTCGCTGTTCGGCCGACGCATTGGCCTGCAACGCCTGTCCAGTTCCCAGGACGCGCGCAAGAACGAAGTTCTCGTCGGCCCGGAAGCCGTGCGCACTTACGCGACGACCGGCGACTCCACCGGCACCAACCTGGCGCCTTATGGCCTCAGTCTGCTTACGACGGTGTCATCCAGTTGCGTGTTCGTCCTTGACCCGCCGCTGCCTGGTGTGCGCAAGACGCTCGTGTTCGGTTCGACGGGTGGCGGCTCGATGTACGTCAAGACTGCCAACAGCGAGACGATCATCAGCACACTCGGGTCGAGCTTCACCACGCTCAAGAGCACCGCGGGCAACGGCGGCACGATCACGATGGAAGGCGTCACTACCGCGATCTGGGCGCTGGTCGGCACCGGCTCTACCGTGGTGGCAGCCGCGACGACCTCGACCTAACGGGTGGCCTTTGGATAAACCCGAACTGAAGGTTGCACTGATCGGCAGCGCGCCGGCCTCCATCCGGCTCGCGCCGTACAACGACCCCTCGTGGCAAGTGTGGGGTTGCTCTCCGGGAGCCTACGGGGTCGTCCCCCGTGGGCGCTCGAACATCTGGTTCGAGATGCATCGCTATGAGCCTGGGCAGACTTGGTTCTCGCCCGAGTATTGCCAGTTCCTGCGAGATCACCCGTGCGTCGTGGTTGCAGAACCGCGCCCCGAGATCCCGAACGGCATCATGCTCGACTACGACATGCTGGTGAAGAAATACTCGCCGTACTTCTTCACGTCCAGCATTGCCTGGATGATGGCCCATGCGATCGAGATAGGCGCCACCAAGATCGGTCTGTGGGGCGTCGACATGGCCGCGAACGAGGAGTACGAAGCCCAGCGTGCTGGTCTTCACTACTTCGCGCTTATCGCCGCTCAGAAGGGCATCGAGGTCGGCGTGCCTCCCGAGTCGGATCTCTTCCGGCCGCGCTTCCTCTACGGCGTGGACGAGGTGAAGCACTTCCACGTCAAGATGCGCGCACGCCGTGAGGAGTTGAACCAGCGGCTGATGGCCGCCGAGCAGGCGGTGCAGCAGAAGCAGCACGAGGCCGCGTTCATCCGTGGCGCGTTGGACGACCTCAACTACTGCTTCCAGACCTGGCCCGACAAGACTAACTACCTGGAGCCGCCGAAGGCCGCTCTACCGCCGGCAGAGGTGTTCCAGTCTGTCGTGTTCGACACCGCGCAGACATCCACCGAGGTGCCGGCGGCAACGCCGAGCGTCATGGCGAACTTTCGATGACGGCCCCCGCACTGAATCTTGACGAGATCGTGGCGAGGCTGACGGGCTTGCCCCCGGCTTCGCTTCGTCAGGTGCAAGAGTCAGTGGGGGCGTTGACCGCGAAGTTCCGGTGGCAGCCTAATCCCGGCCCGCAGACCGAAGCCTACAATTCCAAGGCCGACGTGCTGCTGTACGGGGGCGAGCCCGGGGGCGGCAAGACTCAGCTACTCCTCGGGCTCGCGTTCAATGAGCATCGGGAGTCGATGATCTTCCGGCGCAAGTACACCGACCTCGACCGCATCATCCGCGATGCGCTCAAGATCCATGGCTCTCGCGATGGGTTCAATGGATCGGCACCGCCGAAGCTGAAGCTTGGCGACGATCGCCTGATCTCGTTCCGTGCAGCCCAGAACGTGGGCGACGAGCAAAGTACCATGGGTGATGGCCGGGACTTCCTCGGCATCGACGAGGCGACCCACTTCGCCAAGTCGCAGATCCAGTTCCTCATGGGCTGGGTGCGTACCGATCGCCCGGGTCAGCGCACGCGCACCGTGCTCGCGACCAACCCGCCTCTGGCGGCCGAAGGGTTGTGGGTCGTCGAGATGTTCGCCCCCTGGCTCGACCCGCAATTCCCCGTGCCGGCAAAGCCGGGGGAGCTTCGCTGGGTCATCACCGACGAGGACGGCAATGACCGCTGGGTCAACGGCCCCGATCCGGTGTCGATGGCGGGGCGGCTCATCAAGCCGAAGAGCCGCACCTACATCCCGGCCAGCATGTCGGACAACCCCTACTACGTCGACAGCGACTACCGACGAGAACTCGACGCCATGCCCGAGCCCTTTCGCTCGATCCTCATGGGCGGGTTCCGCACGAGCTTCAAGGACGCCGACAACCAGGTGATCCCCACGGCCTGGGTGCAGGCAGCACAGTCTCGCTGGAAGCCCGAGCCGCCGGCAGGCGTGCCGTGTTGTGCGATGGGGGTCGATATGTCCGGGGGCGGGTCCGACCCGATGGTCATCGCTCCACGCTGGGACGGCTGGTACGACAACCTGATCGAGATCCCGGGCAAAGACATCCCCCAGGACAAGGCCGGCGCGTGGTGCGCGGGCCAGGTGCTGACGTACCGGTGCGACAAGGCGCTGGTCGTGATCGACATGGGCGGCGGCTACGGAGGTTCGATCTACGAGCGGTTGAAGGAAAATGACATCGAGACCGTCGGCTTTCGCGGTGCCGAGGGTACTCCCCGACGCTCGAAGGAAGGCAAGTACAAGTTCCCCAACAAACGATCAGCCGCGCACTGGCTTTTCCGCGAAGCCCTCGACCCCGGCCAGCCCGGTGGGTCGCCGATCGCGTTGCCGCCCAACCCTCGGTTGCTGGCGGACCTGACTGCGCCGACCTTCGAGGTCACGGCGAACGGCATCAAGGTCGAGCCGAAAGAGCATGTGTGCGCCCGCCTGGGCCGCTCCACTGACTACGGCGATGCGGTTGTCATGGCCTGGTTCGAGGGGCCGAAGGAAACGACGGCAGCGCTTGACTGGATCGACAACCGGATCACCCGAGGCAGCAGTCGTCGCCCGCAAGTGATCGGCGTACGCCCGTCGTTGAGCGCCCGAAGGTACACGAACCATGGTTGAGTACGCCCGGGAAAGCGCCGACATCTTCGACGAGATATTCCCGCTCGTGCAGATGCATGCGAAGGAGATCGCTTACGGCGTGACCGCTGACGAGCCACTGGACATCGCACTGGACACGTACCGTGCGCTTGAGCAGGCCGGCGCGCTTTGTGTGTTCACCGTGCGCTCCGAAGGGCGACTGGTGGGCTACGCGATCTTTCACCTTGGGCAATCACTCGACCGGAAGTACATCAAGCAAGCGCATGAGGGCGGGCTCTTCCTTCTGCCCGAGTGCCGTGGCGGGCGCACCGCCATGCGGCTGCTCGAATTCGCAGACGCTGAACTCGCAAACCTGGGGTGCAACACCGTGCTGTACAGCAGCCCTGCGGCGAACCCTAAATTCGGGGCCATGTTGTCCCGGCTCGGCTACGAAAAAGTAGACGAAGTCTACGCTAGGAGACTGTGATGCCGTCATCCATTATTGCGCCCTTGGTCAGCAGTGTTGTCGGCGGCCTGTTCAACAAGAAGGACAAGCCTGCTGCGCCGGCTCCGAAGGTAGAGACCCCCACGCTCATGCCCGACCCCATGGCGCAGAAGGCGCAGGAGCGCCGCAAGGCCGCGGTCAGCCTCTCTCGTCAACTCAACGCGGCCGACACGGTACTGACCGGCGGCGACAGCAAGCTGGGGGCGTAATGACTCCCAAGCAGCTCTATGACCTTGGAACGGACCTCTTTTCCAAGAAGTCGTCCTTGAACAATTTGCACCAGGAGCTAGCGACGCACTTCTACCCGGAGCGCGCGACGTTCACCGTGACGCGCAGCCTGGGAGAAGACTTTGCCGGCAACCTGTCGACGAGCTACCCGCTCCTGTGTCGGCGCGATCTGGGCAACCAGTTTGGCGCGATGCTGCGCCCAACGGCGAAGCAGTGGTTTCACATGCAGCGTCGGTACGAGAAGAACGAAAAGACCGAGGTGCGACGTTTTCTCGAAGCCTTCGAGGAAACCCAGCGACGGGCGTTGTACGACCCCATCAGCCAGTTCACCCGTGCGACCAAGGAGGCCGACCATGACTTCTCGGCCTTTGGTCAGTGCGCACTGTCGGTCGAGGTCAATCACAATTCAAAGGTGGGGTCGCACCTGCTTTTCCGTTGCTGGCATCTGAAGGACATGGCCTGGCAGGAAGACGAGTCCGGGAAGGTGGAGACGAAGTTTCGCAAGTGGAAGCCCACGCTTCACACCCTGCGGCGCACGTTCAAGAAGCTGCCGCAGCAGCTGGAGAGCCGCCACACCTTGACGCCGTTCGACGAGCACGAGGTGTGGCACATCGTCGTGCCGGCGGATATGTACGACAAGGGGACCAAGCTTCCCTACTGGGGGATCTGGTACGACCCGGCTCACGACTTCGTTCTCGACGAAGTGCCCCTGTGGACCGGGCACTATGTCATCCCCCGATGGCAAACGGTGTCGGGGTCTCAGTACGCCTACAGCCCCGCCACCGTGGCCGCGCTGCCTGATGCACGACTGATACAGGCCATGACGTTCACGCTGCTGGAGGCGAGCGAGAAGGCGTCATCCCCTCCCATGATCGCGACACAGGACGCCGTTCGATCGGATCTTGCGCTGTATGCCGGTGGCGTGACCTGGGTCGACTCCGAATACGACGAGCGCCTCGGTGACGCGCTTCGTCCGGTCACGCAGGACTTTCGCGGGTTGCAGTACGGCCCCCAGATGAACGCAGACGTGCGAGCACTCATCCGCGAGGCGTTCTACTTGAACAAGCTCGCCATGCCCCAGCGTGGCCCGGAGATGACAGCCTACGAAGTGGGCCAGCGA